GAAGAATATGAAATTTTTCGCCATTTATGTAATCTAGAAACTGTTAATACTTACGAAGGAACATACGATGTTCATTCACTAATTCTAGGTAGCAGCTTGACAGGAAAAAAATCATTTTAAATTATAATAATATTTTATTGATATTATTATAAATACAATATAAACATATGTTTTTTTATAATTTTAATGAATATTGCTTTAATTACAGGAGTTAATGGTCAAGATGGTTCTTACTTAGCTGAGTTATTATTAGAAAAAAATTATACAGTATGGGGTCTAATCAGAAGGTGTTCCAGCATAAATACCCAAAGAATTGACCACCTTTATAATCATCCAAATCTAAAATTAAGATACTATGACTTATCTGATAGTGTAAAAATAGTAAATGTATTAGATGAAATTTACAAATTCTCAAGTGAAATAAACGTTTTAGAAGTCTATAATCTTGCAGCTATGAGCCATGTTAAAGTATCGTTTGAATTACCTGAATATACTGGTAATATTGATGGACTAGGTGTTTTAAGAATATTAGAAGCAATCAAAAATAGTCCATTAAAAGAAAAAACTCGTTTTTATCAAGCTTCAACTTCAGAATTATATGGAAAAGTAGTTGAAGTTCCTCAAAATGAAAATACACCTTTCTATCCTCGTTCTCCTTATGGAGTTGCTAAGTTATATGGTTATTGGATTACAAAAAATTATAGAGAAGCGTATGACATATTTGCCTGCAATGGAATACTTTTTAATCACGAAAGTCCAAGAAGAGGACCAACATTTGTTACAAGAAAAATTACAATTGCTTTAAATAATATATTAAAAGGAAAACAAGACAAACTCGTTTTGGGAAATATAGATGCAAAACGAGATTGGGGACATGCAAAGGATTATGTATATGGAATGTGGCTGATGTTACAACAAGACAAACCAGATGATTTTGTTCTTTCCACTAATAAATTCTATAGTGTCCGAGAGTTTATTGTTGCAGCTTTTGCATTAAAAAATATGAACATTAAATGGAAGGGAAAAGGTATTGATGAAATTGGATATGACGAAAAAACTGGAAAAGAATTAATCTTTATTTCTGAAAAATATTTTCGCCCTACAGAAGTTGATGAATTATTGGGTGACTGCTCAAAAGCAAACAATATTTTAAACTGGAAACCTTCGTATTCATTTGAAAAACTTGTTGAAGAAATGGTTCATTACGATTGTGATATAAGTTAATGTTCTCAACAGTTTAATATGTAACTTTATAGTATAATGAAAATAGAATCAAAAAAGAAAAATACAAAGAAGAATTACAAAGAATACAAACACAGAGAACTTACATCACATATGATTTGGTCACATATTCTACTAATTATTGCATCTCTCTGGTGGGTTTTTGGAAAAAATAATGGACCTTTTTTATCGCATTGTTTTGATAAATTTATGGCTATTATATTAACTATATCTATTTTGATGTCTCTTATTTTCCATTACTATTATGAAAAAGTGCTTACAAATATGGAAAGACCTGCACAAATTTTAGGCGTAATTGTTTTAAACTTATATTTAATTTATAGAGGCGTTCCTTATTACATTATTTTATTTGGTATAGCCATTCTGCTTTTATTAGATTATATTGTTAAAAAATTTACTTACGAAAAAAAAGAATGGTTTGAAAAATATCATCCTTATTGTCATTACATTGCTGGTTTTTATGTGCTCTATTGTGTCTTCTTTATTCAACGCTCTTTTGATTAATCATAAGATGCATTAATAAAATATAAACCAGATAATATAAGAATTAATCCTAATAAGAAAGGATATGGATCAAAATTATTTATTTTAAACACAAATACAGCCGCAAAGAAAGTAATAAATACACTTGCATATACTATTAAATGTACAATTGCTGGATTTTCAATATACTCCATTCCTTTATAAATAAAATATTGTGAAAAAATAATAGTAAAGATTACAAATGCAAATAATAAATAATAATATTTTGTTCCTAAAACCATGGCCTTATAAGAGACCATTCTTAAACCTATTAAAATAGATGCTGCAATTGGATATAAGTAATGTAAATTCATATATAAGTACTTAGAAAATTTCTAACAATATTATAAATGTATGATATTGTTATTATTGGAGGAGGAATAGCAGGTTTAAACACATATTTTCAACTATTACAAAAACATAAACAAGAAAAAATTTTACTACTAGAAAGAAATAACTATTTTGGCGGTAGAATACTTCAAATGCAAGAAAATATTAACAATACAGAATATTCCTTTCCTGCGGGAGCAGCTCGTTTTAATAAAAATCACAAAGAGGTTATTAAATTACTAAAACAGTTTAAATTACTTGATTTTAGAAAAGACAAGCCTTTTAGTGCTGATATTGACTTTATTGATACTGAAAATCAATTTTCAAATAAATTTAATAGTAAAAATGGTTATGAATTTATCAATAAAGTAATAAAATTATCTTCAACTATTCATGAACAAGTTCTTAAACAAATGTCTTTTAGTGAGCTTGCTAAAAAACTTTTGCCCAAAGATGAAGCTGAATTTCTGATTTATGCAAGTGGATATACAGGTCAAATTAAAAATATGAATTCTTATGATGCAATACATTTATTTAAAAAAGGTATTCGTATTGATATACCATACTGGGGTGGTAAATATCATACATTAATTCAACATATGGTTACATTCTTAAAAAAACATTCTGGAGAACTTTTATTAAATGCAAATGTAAAAAATATCAAAAAAAATAAAGATATTTATGAAATTTACTATAATACTAGTAAAGTTCTCGCCAATAAAATTATATTTTGTATTCCACAACAATCTTTACTTCAATTTTCTATTTTAAAACCAATACATTGTGTTTTAAAAAATTCTGTTACATGTAAACCACTATGCAGAACCTATGCAATATTTGATAAAAATACCGATTGGATTAAACAAATAAATAAAAAAATCGTAACAAACAACCAACTTAGATATATTATTCCCATTGATCCTATAAATGGATTAATTATGATTTCTTATACAGATGATGTTTATACAAAACACTGGAAAAACATGCAAAATAATCAAAAAAAATTAAAAAATGAAGTAGTTAAATTAGTTAATAAAACTTTTGATATTAAAATTACACCACCAATTAAAGTTATTGTTTGTCACTGGGATTGTGGAGTTGCTTACTGGAATAAAAATATTGATAGTTCCGCTGTTTCAAAATTTTTAATAAATCCCTTACCTAATCTATATATATCTGGTGAAAACTTCAGTTTAAATCAAAGTTGGGTAGAAGGTTCTCTTGAAACAAGCAATGAAGTTATCAAATTATTATCATAATACATTATTATACTATTATAGTAATGTATTTATACTTTACGACAGCTACAGGATTCGAACCTGTGCGGCAATTTGCCAGTGGATTTCAAGTCCACCTCCTTAACCACTCGGACAAACTGTCTTCAATTTAAATACCCAAAAAGCCTTTATATCTTTATTTCGGTATTATTTTTGTTATATGATAATGTTTTAATACTAACTTATTATTATCTTGTAAATCAACTACATTAGCTACCTCTGGTGTTCCAAATACTTCTTCATACAATTTTATTTTTGATTTATCTTCATAATTTGTTACAAAATGATACATATTTCTGCAAATGTCATGAAAGTTCTCGGGCTTCTCAATTAACTTGTTATTATCTACCTCATAAATGTCTTTCAATCCTTTATACATAATAGGATGTTTTGGAGTGCAACCTATGAAACCTTGGAAAATACTGCTAGGAAAATAGGTAGAATTTACAGAAAAATACTCATAATCCTTGATTATTTCATCCATATTGCATTCAATCATTGCATCTGTGTCAAAATATACGCCTCCTTTCACATATAAATAATAATAACGGAATAAATCTGCTCTATGTTCTCCATAACTAAAACTGAAAAACTTATTGACTACATTTGGAAACTCAGGTAATGGATGTTCTAAAAAGAACTGAATTACTTCTCTATCATCATAATGAAAATAAGCCCATCCAGAACTTTTTGATTTAATTTGTTCAACAATATATTCTTGAGGCTTTTGTCTTGAAGTTTGAACAATATTTTTCGGAATCATAGATTATATAAAAATTCTTTTTTATACAATTTATTCTTTAATTAAATAACAATATGCATAATACTTTATTTCTTCAATAGAAAGAGGTTTATATTCAAAAACTACATGTTCAAAAAATAAATATTGAAATGATAATATACCGCCACCAAATAATACATATTGACAACCTATTTTACAGCATTTTTTCATATTTTTCACTCTATCACTTTCTTCTATTTTGCTGTTCTCAATTATACTTTCTTCATCTTCATCATCTATAGAACTTTTTCTATATCTTAAATTTTTATCTTGCATATAATTATAAATCTTTTCAATACCAAATACAAATGTAGTTAAAGCCATTATTATAGTCCAATATTCTAACGTTTTCTTGAATAATTCTTCATTTTCAATTGTTCTTTCTTCTTTCCCTAATTCACTGTCTAAATATAATTGTTCTTTTGCATTACTGTTATTATCTATTAAATAAATAGTATTAATAAAATCATCTCTATTAATATCCCATTTACTTAATATCATATTTAAAATAGATATAGAACCATTTATCATTTTTCTCAAATATGTTAAAAATATCCTCGTTTCTAATGGTCCAATATAATAAAAAAAAAAGCATATTTCTAATAAACTAATACTTGATATATGGAAAAATACTTCATACATTTTAGCTACATTGTAATAAGAAAAAAATATATTTTAACTCCTAATAAAACTGTTATAAAATTTATAAAATTTATATGGATTAAAAAATAATGTAGATACAGAAAAATGATCAGCACCCGCTTTTTTGTATATTTCTATTTCTTCATTACTAGTAATACCCCCTCCTCCTATTACAATTGTATCACTATATTTTGATTTAATATTACTAATTAATTTTGTGGAATATGGTATCAAAAACTTTCCACTTAATCCACCTGTTGGTGTTGGATATGTGTTACTGCAATGAAATTGACGAAATCCCTGTTTGTAATAATTATCAACTAATTTCATATCTGTTGTTGGCGATAATTTAATTATACACCATGTTCTCTTTTTATTCAAAAAGTTCTCAATACCTTCTGTAATCATTTTCTTTTCAGCATTTGGACAACTAATATTTAGTTCAATATTCATATCATCAGGTATTTTTTTTACTAACTTTGGTATATCCTCTTTATTTAATATTGCAACACTTATTATTGAATTCTTTTTATAATTTTTTATTGCATAATCTATTCCAGGATTCCTTAATCCTATTTTATTTATCCAACCATTATGTTCAAAAGAATATCTTAATGTTCTCAACACTTGCATTATTAAACCTGTTCTCGGTTCTAAAGTGTAACTTCCCTTAATTGAAATTGTTTTATCAAAAGAAAAATAATTACTAAAAGGAGGATTTATAAATATCATTAATAATAATAATATTTATTCTTTAAACTTGTAAAAAACCTGATGTATTTTTGCCTAATTCATTTGAAATATATAATAAAATATGTACAATTGCATACATAAATAGTGGTTTAAATGTTGAACTCTTTGTATCAAAAAATGAATATACTATATCACCAGTTAATGCTCTCCATGGAATATATACAAACACAAGCCAACTATATAACCATAAATAAGACAATGTTAATGATTCTCCATTAAACTCATAACTACTTTTCATGTTTTGATAAAATAAAATAATAAATGATATTGAATGATTCAAAATAGCGTGAATATTATGAAATATTGGAATAATATCATGATGCTCTACTGTATCCATTTCTTTCATATCTAAAAACAAAACAGCAAACCAAAATCCAAATGTAATTATAAAATGAATATTAAAAGCTAACGGCAACATATACGGATAAAAATAATATATCATATTTGCAATAAAACCTGTATCTGTCACACGAACCATGTGTTTCCATTTATAATATGGTATTGGATACAAATGTGAAAATGTATGATAATATAGTGTTGGTTGTATTTTTAAATAAATATATAACGAAAATAAAGGGTCTAGAAAGCATAATAATGTGCATACAAATAAAACATGCCCGCCGTTTATTATATATAATCTTAAACTCATAATTTATTAAAACAATACTTTTTAAGTAGTATTAAAAACTTGATTCCATATAATTATATTTATTATACCAAGAAATGCAAACAGAAAATTCTGTTGGTCAATATTTTACAACAAATAAGTTATTAAAAAATAAGGTGCAAGAATTTATACAAAATAAACCTTATTGTATCTTAGAGCCATCTGTTGGAAGAGGCGATTTAATAGAATTTATTTATAAAAATAACAATGATATAAAATTTGATATGTATGAAATTGATACGACACTTGGTATTATTGATGGAATCCCTGATAATGTTATTTACGGTGATTTTATGAATCAAACTATATCAAAAACCTATCAAACAATTATTGGAAATCCGCCATATGTTAGAACAAAAAATGGTAATTTATATATTGATTTTACTGAAAAATGCTACAATTTACTTGAAAACAATGGAGAATTAATTTTTATAGTGCCTTCTGATTTTTTTAAATTGACAAGTGCTTCTAAGATATTAAATACCATGATAACAAATGGATCATTTACGCATGTATTTCATCCACATAACGAGAACTTATTTGAAGGTGCATCTATAGATGTGATTGTATTTAGATACTGTAAAAATAATTCTATAGAGAAAAAGGTTCTCTACAACGATGAACTACTTTATATTATAAACAGTGATGGGTTAATAACATTTGAAAAAGAGCAAAACAAAGAAACAATGTTATTGAAAGATTGTTTTGATATATATGTTGGTCTTGTTACTGGAAAAGAGGAGGTTTATAAAAATGAAGAACTTGGAAATATTGAAGTATTGAACGGTGAAAATAAAATTGAAAAGTATATATATATACAAGATTATCCATGCAATAGTGAAAAAATCAACAAATATTTATTGAAAAATAAAAATGTTCTCATTGAAAGAAAAATAAAATCTTTTAATGAAAATAATTGGTTTGAATGGGGAGCACCTAGAAATATTATAACTATGAAAAATAATATGGGAAAAGATTGTATTTATATGTATAATTTAACAAGGAAACCCGTTGTTTCATTTGTAGGCAAAATTAGCTATTTTGGAGGAAGTTTAATTATGCTGAAACCTAAAAATAGATATAATTTAAACAATATTGTATCTTATTTAAATAGTGATACTTTTAAAAATAATTTTATGTTCTCGGGAAGATTTAAAATAGGACATAGACAAATATCTAACTCACGCATTCCAAAAGAAATAATGTTCTCAACTACAAAAAATTGATGATTTATAACACGAAATTATAAATTATCAACTAACATAACTACAATGCAAAAGTCTAATAATCCATTCTGCTCTATCTGTAAAAAAGCCGGAGAACCTGCAAGTGTCTATAGAAATCATTTTACTAAAGATAAAAAAGGAAACATTACTTGTCCAAAAATACTGAATTCTGAATGTTCTTATTGTCATCAAAAAGGACATTGGAAAAGTCATTGTCCAAAACTATTAAAAAAGAAAATCAATAAAAATGTTAAAAAAATTGAATCGATGGTTGAAAGTATAGAACAGGATTTTCCTGAATTATCACTAACTGCAAGTAATCTTCAAGAACATAATAAAAAATGTAACTATCTCAAAATATTTGAAGAACCAGCCCCCATTACTCCTATTGTTGCCCCATCAAAATCAGACGAAAATACAGAACAAACTGGAGAACTACATTTACCTATTAAAAAGTTTCATTTTAAAAAAATTCATAATTGGGCTGATTGCGATACTGACTCTGAAGATGATAATTAATTTTATGTAATATATTTTAATAATAAAACTTTTTTATTCTCACTATATGTAAATGAATAGACCAATAAATTTTCCATTTAACACATTAGAAAAAGCACAAACAAATAGTATGATTGCACAACCGTATTCAACATTTATTGTATTTATTACTGTATGTATGCTTTTTTACTTCTTGTTTCAAACAAAAAATATACATGTTATTTTAGTTTTAATATCTACTATACTTTTTAGTTCATTTCATATGCTATCTCATGCTTTTCATATACCTGGAAATCTACAAGTCAATTTTGTACATTCGTCGGCATATTTAATTTTCATTTCTTTATTTTCACTCTTATATTCAATTTCAAAAGTATTTCCATCAATTTATTTTATTATTTTTTGTGTGATCATTATTTTACTCGATATTTACGCGTTTTTTAATCTATCATTAGTTTATTTCGCAACTACACAATTTATATTGAATCTATCTTTATTATATTACTATCAAAATTACTTACCTACTAACTTTAAACAAGATTTACCAATCATTGTATTTCTGCTCATTTTAACAACTATAATTATAACCTTAGAAAAAAAATATGGAGATGGACTTCTAGAAAAATATCCGGATTTTCCATTTCATGCAATAAACGAAGTGGTAGGTTTCATATTTTTTTATATTGTTGCCTATAACTTAGTTCTCATATCTTAATTTTTATGTATAAATATATACATAAAAAAAGTATTACTTTTTAATTACAAAACAAATTAAACTATTAAAATATTTATGCCTTCTTCTTTACAACTCTCTTCTTCTTAGGAGCCTCTTCCTCCTCTTCAATTGCCTCCTCCTTAACTACTGCCTTCTTCTTAGTAGCAACCTTCTTCTTAGGAGTCTCAGGAACCTCAACTGTCTCTTCCTCCTCTTCCTCCTCGTCGCTATCCTCTACAGCAGTATCCACTACCTTTTCAGATGAAACAGAAGAATCATCAACAACTGAAGAGCTAGGCAAATCCTGCTTCTCAATGGTCTCCATCTCATCAGCAGAAAGACTAATATGACACTTACCAAACACAGAAGCTACCTGGTGAGGCTTAACCATTGTCTGAACAAGACGCCAGGTGACACCCCAACCCTTTCCACCAAACCACAATCCACCGCACTGAATAATACAGGCTACATTAGATTGCTTAGGAACGAAATCAACAGGTGTAAGATTGTCATTATCACAAGGGAACAACATATTGTTCTTCGTATCGTAAATCTCAACATTCCACTTTCCATTGTAGCAAGGAACACGGACCTTAATAGAAGGAGACTTAGTATAATCAATCTTCTTAGTTCCCTTCTCCTTAGGATACTTCAAGGTAGGAAAGAAGGTATGCTTAGCTACCTCTCGGCTCATCTCCTCACCGAACCATGCCTCGGAATTCTTAACAGCATCATCTAGAATCTTCTCCTCAAATGCCTTGAACTTCTCAAGGAACTCATCAGTGCTAGGCTTAGCATAATCTGGGCTAGGAAATACCAAAGACATACTGAACTTACCATCACTCTCACCGTGCTCATTCGTATAATCAGAAATACCCCATGTCATCATGGAAGGAATAGACAAATGAAGAGAACGATTAATTTGAGTGCTTACAATATTAACAGACTTGCCTCCACGATCATTAATCTTAGGTTGCATATACTTCAACGAACTAACATCCCACTCGGGAACAGGAACATACAAAGGTGCTTGACTCTGACTTGACATATTAACTAACTTGTTATAACATCTATAATGTTATTCTTTTATATCAATTTTTTAATATCTATTAGCAATAGTGAGAACAATTTATGTTTTCAATATAAAAATATATTATCACGAAAACATTGACTTAAAAAATTAAATATTATTATATTATATAGTTATGAGTAAAAATAAAAAAAATATTCTTCCAATAACTTATGAAAATTATATATCAAATAGTATAGAATTATCAAAATATAAAATTCCAGAATTAAAACAAGCATGTAGAGAAAACAAACTGCATGTAACCGGTAAAAAATCTATATTAATTGATAGAATTACAAAATTATATAACGAGACAAAATCATCTATTTTAATACAAAAATATTTACGCAGATTATTCGTTATTAGATGGTTCAAATTTAAAGGGCCTGCGCTCAAAAACAGGACCTTATGTAACAACACAAGTGATTTCATTACTATGGAATCCATAAATGAAATACCTATAAATAATTTTATTAGCATAATGGACGCAAATAAATTTATATATGGATATGATATAATTTCATTAATAACATCTATAATTATGCATAATAAAACAAAAAATCCATATACTAGAGATAAGTTCTCAAAACGAACTATTGAAAAAATAAAAAGGCTATTTAATATTACTTGTATATTATTTCCTGATTTCAAAAAAGAAAATAGTAAATTAATAATTAAACGAGAACGCCATCCTAGAAGTTTATTAAATAGAAATAGTTATAATATTATAAGACTAAATGCAAATAATTATGAATATCGTCCAAGATATAATCCTAATGCATTTCGTGATGGAAGAGAAGACCTTATTCCTATTTGGAATCGCATAAATAATATAAGAAGAACAACTATTCAAGAAAGAATTGAAAACTTATTTATGGAAATTGACCTATTAGGAAATTATACACAATCATCTTGGTTCTCACAATTAACATATAATCAATATGTAAGATTTTATAGATATTTACAAGATATATGGAATTTTCGCAGTAATATGTCATTTGAAACAAAAATTAATATTTGTCCTTTTTATAATCCTTTTGATGGTGTATTCCCTGCTGGTGCAGAAATAAATCAAGAAGTTATAAAAATAGGTTGTTTAATTGTTTTTGAGAACTTTGTTTATTGTGGGATAAATGAAGATTATAAGAAAATTGGAACATTTCACGCCTTATCTGCACTTACATTAGTTTCTGAAAATGCAAGACAAGCTCTTCCTTGGTTATATGAATCTGTAAGTTTCGCGACATAATTTTTACATTTTGTTTTATTAAAATTTATATATAACACTATATACCGTGCTATATATGATTATAAATAAATATATTTATCAAAAAGAATATAAAAAGACTACACTATAGAAGTATATAATCAGAATGGTTAGAACAACAAAGTCCGCTGAGAAGTCTGCTGCAAAGCCCCGTGTCAAGAAGTCCGCTACAGTTGAGCCTGTAGTTGAGACTGCTCCTGCTGAGCCCGTTAATGAGATTAAGGTTGCTGAGTCTGTTGCTGAGGTTCCCGCTGTCATCCAAAAGATGTCTGAGTTCAGTGCTAAGCTTCAACAAATTGGAAGTCTTTTCGCCACCGTAAAGAACGATTACAAGACCCTTGAGAAGACTGTTAACCGTGAGGTCAAGCTTGCCCAAAAGGCTAGCATGAAGAAGAAGCGTAACAACGCTAATCGCAGACCTTCTGGTTTCGTAAAGCCTGCTCGCATTAGTGACGAGCTTGCTAAGTTCCTTAACAAGGACCTTGGCACTGAGATGGCTAGAACTGATGTAAGCAAGGAGATTAATGCTTATATCCAAGCTCATGATCTTAAGGACAAGAAGAACGGTCGTATTATCCACCCTGATGCTAAGCTTACCAAGCTTTTGAACATCAGCAAGGACGATGAGCTTACCTACTTCAACCTTCAAAGATACTTGAAGCACCACTTTGCTAAGAGCACTCCTTCTGCTTAAATACAAAATATATTAACGAAGTAAATATTATTACAACAACTATATAAAAATATTACTATTAGTATTTTTATATGAGTAAGGATAGTGAGTTTATGAAAAATGCAACGGTCAATGAGACCACTGATTTTACAACCAAACTAAAATCATATGTTGAAGAAAACAAACCCTACGTGTACATTTTAACTCCTTGTTATGGAGGAGTTTCTTATGTTAATTACACAGAATGTCTTATTTCTACTATTCAACTTTTTAAATTATATGATATTAATATAAATGTTGTTTTTTGTAAAGGCGATAGTCTCGTTACTAGAGCTAGAAACAATCTTATTGCAAAAGCTATGAATGACCCTGAAATGACACACATGCTTTTTATTGATAATGATATTACATGGGAACCATTTGATATTTTAAAACTAATATTACATGACAAAAATCTTATTGGCGGTATTTATCCACTTAAAAGATATTGCTGGGAAAGATTACTTGAAAATAACGGTGAGGCCGTAAAAAAATGGATCGAAAAAAAAGAAAATTCACAATTTAATAACTATATTGATAAAGAAAGTATGATACAATATAATCTACTTAATTATAATATTAACTATGCTTCAAATGATGTCAGTATTAAAAAAAATATTACTCAAGTTAAGCATTTACCTACTGGGTTTATGCTTATCAAAAGACAAGTTATTACAGATATGTGTAAAGCTTTCCCTTCTACAAAATATACAGATGATGTTCATTTTCTAGTCAAAGATGAAAATAAACATGCATATGCACTTTTTGATTGTGGTGTTGAAGAAGGACATTATTTTTCAGAAGACTGGATGTTTTGTCATAGATGGTCTAAACTTGGCGGAAAAATATGGGCAGATATTAGTATTAATCTCAACCATACAGGTGTTGAAGATTATAATGGCTCATTACTTGCATCTCTACTATAGAAATACAAACCCCTCTTCTTTTAATATTTCTTTTATCTTATTATCATCTCTTTCTTTATTGTTTTCTTCCATTTCAAAATCTACTAACTCTTTCAAATAATCTTCTGTAAAATACTTTAACGTTCTATCTAACTTTTCTTTATTTTCTATATATTTTGTATTCTTAGACAACCAATCATAAAATTCTATTGTTTCATTATTTTTATTTATCTCCTTTTTATAACTATTAAACCATTTTATTGTCTCAAATAAACTGGTATTTAAATCAATATTATAATCTGTTCCAGACAAAATAAGAATTTTCTTTAATTCTTCTTGTTCTAATTCTAATTCATTTAAAATTATTTCTGTGTTATATAACCACATTGAATCCGTCTGTAAATTTATATTTCTTACTATATATTTACTACCATAAATAAACATGTCCATATCATCGCTTACGCAATAAACATCTTTATCAACTGATAAATATGCACATAAATGGTCTGCTTCACTTTTGGAATTTATATATTGAATACCAAATGCATCTAACAGTTCTTTTACTTTTTTTATATCTGAATCTCTTATTTTAATAAACTGTCCCTTTAATTCTTCCATCTCCTCCAATATCTCCTTTTTATTTTCTAGAAATATATTTTGAAACGATGCATCATATATCTGGGTTTTCAATAAGTCATACTTTTCTTCTGCATCTCTTTTTTCCATTCTTCTTTTTTGTAATAATTCTCTTTTTTCTACTGGTGGTTTCCCATCAAAAATAAATATGGGCTCTATATTATGGTGTATCATTTTAGAAATAAATAAATACATATTTTCTAATAATGAACCCTCATTTGTAAATTTATACATATAGATACTTGTATCTATAATAAAGGTTTTATTTTGAAACTCATTAATATTTACTCTTTTAATAGCACTATTTGAACATTTCTTTAACAAATATTTATTAAGGTATTTAATCCCCATTTTTTATGCCCATATAATTTATAAACCAGTAATCAATTTTTTATGTATGAAACTATATTTAAAAAAATAAAAGATCCTGACAATATTAAACTTCAACCTAATTCTATGAATATGCTTACCGAATTAGCAACTCTTATATTTGAGTCTGATAACATATATGAAAATACAATTGCAGATAATCAAACCTTTCATATGCAAAATATAAATAACAATTTTATCTATCAAATACCTAATTTTAACTTATATCCAGAGAAAATACAACATCAAATTGAAAAAATGAAAAAAATATGTATTAATTTTTCTTTTAATATTAACGACCACATATTTAATATATTTATTATTACGGAATTAAAACAAAAAATCAATATTGATGACTATTTTGAAAATATATATAAATGGCTATATGTAGCTACTAAGTTTTCACATAAAGAATGCTCTAAACATATGGATATTTACATTACCACATGTGATTTAGAGAAAAAATTACCAAAACATAATGAAACATTAGATGAAATCCATTGTAATTCCGCATTTACTACCTCATGCAAACCTTCTACCACTATTCATGTTTTTAGAAAGGAAGAGTGGTTTAAAGTTTTTATACATGAAACATTTCATTCCTTAGGTTTAGATTTTTCTAGTATGAATCAGCTAATCTGTAAAAGCGCTATTCTGTCTATCTTTCCGTTACATATTGACTTAAGACTATATGAGTGCTATACTGAATTATTTGCTGAAATTATACATTTATTATTTTTTTGTTGCAATAAAAGAAAAAATGAAACTACTGCTATAAATATGTTTAAAAAAGAGTTAAAACAAATACAGCAGTTCTCTTTTTTCCAATGTGCAAAAATATTGCATCATTATAATTTACAAATTGAAAACTTATATGAAAGAGGTTCTCCATACACTGAAAATACTCCTGTTTTTTCATACTATATATTGAAATCAATGATGTTATTTCATTTTAGTGATTTCATTAATTGGTGCTCAAATAATAACGAAACTATTCAATTTAAAAATAACAACGATAATTTAAGAAATTTTTGTATCTTTATCAAAAAAAAAATTGAATCTCCAAAACATGCTGTATATGATGATATAATTAGAGATACTACTAATATGATAGCTAATAACGACGATGATATATCTGATGTATATAAAAACTTAAAAATGACCCTTATTGAATTTCCATAAAAAAAGTTTTTATTTATTTAACTTAAAAATTTAAAACAATAACTATTTTTATTACTCTAACAATTCCATAATCTTTTCTTTTAAATCATCTCCTGGTGTATCCAAAATATTCTTAATTCTCTGGAAAATCAAATCCTTTTCCTTGACCTTCTGTTCCAATATACGATTCGCTGCTACCAGCTGTGGAACATTTACCTCATAATCTACCTCTTCAATTGGCTTATGATTAATCTTAAACATGAAATAACCACTTCCAGTAGTTCCGTCTCCCAAAACTGAATAGAACTTTGAACCAATTCCATCTCCTGCAAAATATCCATTCTGTCTGTGCTTTCCATGTGTATTTAGATTATAACGCAATGTCTTTGCGTTCTTAGAATCAAACCAATGGTTAAAATGAATATAGGCACTTTTTACTGGAACATCAGAGTTCTCAATGCTTCTATCTACAAAATCAATTCTCTTTACACTTCCTAGTTGAAGATTATTCTCAATGAAAGACTTCAAATACTTGGCTTGAAATCTTGTGCTTAAAGAAGTATTAAGAGGATTAGCCAAGTAAAGATTATTTGGTATTACTGGAATATATACACTCTTCCACTCATCCTCACCCAATTCCAAAGCCTCTAGTAGAGGATAATTCAACATTGGAAACATCTCCCTTACAGGATCATGAATCTCAGTTGCCTTGTTCTCAATTGTTGTCATCTTTTCTGTGCTCATACTGAATTAACTATAATTTATATTATTAATTATAGTTTAAAAATATCAATTTTTTATTGTATGAAAACTTTTTCGTAATTTCATCAATAAAATATCTGGTTCTCCTTCCTTACCTCTTTGAAATTTCAATAATTTTGCTGGATATGTATTCTTCAAAATATTTGATAATGTTGCACTTTCACCAAATTTTACTTTTAATGCCTTTTCTCTTGCTTCTTCTTTTTTCGTTGAAGTAATACTCTTGAATTCGCTCTCTATTTTCTTTCGGTTCTCGTTACTATATTTTATTGCATCTTCTACTTGTAATGCTATCTTAGAATTCTCATTACCATCTAGAGAAAATTCATTATACAAGTCTATATTTTTTCTTTTAAATTGAGAACCTAACATAAAGTGCTTCACTGAACTCCACTTTTTTCCATCTATCATCATTGCCTGTATATAACTATCATCTAACATTCTTCTCCATTCTTTGTTCTTGATTGCTAATGTTATCAATTCTGAATATTTATTTACATCACCTGTTGCTTCTCCTTGACCTTTACCTGGTTTAGGTTTATTAAAAGACTTTGAATGGAACATGATTACTTCACCTTTTTCATATAAATCATTTTCGTGAATATCTATTTCATCATCACTCTCCTCTATTTCTATTTCCATATCTTCTCTTAATTTCTTAAAATCTGAAATTTTATAAAATGGACCTGCTGTCTTTTCTAAACACTTATTTATGATTAATGCCTTAATACCATAAGGTACTTCTTCAAATGATAATGCACCCTTTTCTTTATAAGTTATTAATGTATAGTGTTTTTTTACATACGATGTTATTATGTAATGTTCTGGTTCTGAATTTCCATCCTCTTCCTTTAATTGACCACACTGTATTACTGAATCCTCAGCTTTTTCATCATAAGCTTCCTTTGATAATATAATCATTTTAATTTTTAACCTATCTTCTAAGTAAGATATTGCATAATCATCTGCCCAATATTGTGATGTCAATACATAATCTTTAAATTTTTCTAATGTATCATATTCTTTCATATATTCAAAATCATTCAAATTATCTCTTATTTGTTTTTTTTCTTCCAATACTTCATTATATCTTTTCACTATATTATCTAGTTGTTCCTTGATTAATCTTGTTTCTTCCGCTGTTCTCGTATGTTTCTTTTCATTTTTTTGAATTTTTTTCATTGTTGTTTTTAACTCTACTAATTCCTCTTCCTTATTTTTTAATTCACCCGAAAAAGATAAATAAAGAGTTCTATATTGTTGAAAACTTTCTTCGGTCATATCATCACTTACCATCTTTCTTAACTTATCAACAGTTGTTACTTTCCCTACATCTTTCAAAGCGTCTCTTATTACTGCAAAAAAACAATCACCACTACCTTCATTATCTATTTCTTCATAATTTATATTTTTCATATAATTTTGCACCCACATATTACTTGTTGAACGCTTAAATAATTCTTTTTCCTTATTTGATTCTTCTTTTGTTTCACTTTTAATTCTTGGTTTTTTTAATTCTGCATTTTCAACATACCATGATTCCACATTTTTCATTTCATCCTCTGATTTTATTTTTATCTCTGTAACATCATCATCTTCTTCTGTTAAATCTATTACATCATCCATTTTTTCATCTTCATTAACTTCTTCATCTTCTACAACTATTTCTGCCTTCTCTTTCACCGGCATATTTATATACTTTTTAAATTCGTCTTCTTTTATAAAAATAATTAAATTACCCTTTCTATCTACTTGTGGTGAATTACTCTCTGATGATAATATATTCACATTTACTTTACTTAAATCTACAATACCATTTTCATCTATTAATTCAACCATATTTTCACTCTTCCCCTCAAACACACCTATTCTTGATTTTAATTCACTATTATAAATTAAATATACTGAGTAAAATACTATATTATATCCGTTTGAATCTTCTTTACCTTTACCCAACGCTATTTCTACATCTTCATTAAATAATTCATAATCATAAATACTTGTTGAATAATGAATATCATCTATATCAACTGTTTTATTTTCACTATATTCTAATTTAGGTTCAATTAACGATTTTACTGTCATATATATTTATTAAATATTTGTTTTTATTTCCTATTTTACTTAATAACTAAACTTTAATTTCTAGAATCAATATATACATGATTCTTAACATACCTCCAGAAATCGTTAATAAACATAGACTATTAACTGAACACGAAACTAGTATATATAACCTTAAGCTTTATATGCATATGCCGCCTGAAACTTATTCTAGTTACACACGACAACCTTTAATTGATGAAAATTTGGGAGTTCCTTATTATATAGATACTAATGCAAACATTGATAATGCTAATGAATTAAATAATAATTATATATTTTATAAAAAAGATTATAAAAAAGGACAACCAAATCTGTTTTCATTTTTTATTCAACATCAACCAGAAAACACAAACACACATGGTGTCTCTGGAGGAAAATCAAAGAAAAGAAAAATTAAAAAATCAAAAAAAAATAAAACCAATAAAAAATAAATTCATAAATTATTTATGTAAATTATGAATCTAAAAACTATCACACATATCCATAAACTTAAATATGGCTCTTTTTGAAATTCCTTCCTTATCTTTTTTTTCTTTACAATCTCTCACCTTCTCCTTTATATTATCAAAATAATCTTGATTTTTTATTACATCCATTCCTTCCTTCAATAATGATAGCATATTTTCTACTATTTCTTCAATTATATGCACACTCTCCTTACTGTTCTCATTTTTTTCCAATAATTCTACTTGATAATTAAATAGCTCACACAATATTTCTTCATCATAAAACTCTTGTTTTACTAACTCTATTAGAAATATACATAAACCCTTTCTTTTATCATTTTCTTTATTAATCATACAGTGTTTATTAAAATCTTCATTAGAATCTACATACTCTATTTTAGATAAACTTTCTTTATATTTATCTATTACATCCATCTTCAAAAATACTTCATGTATATCACTATATACATTCAGTATATCATTCAACATTTGAACATAAAATTTACTATAAAAAGGATTTAGTTGAGATGTTGCAAGAAAAATATTTAATATACTTTCATTACTATCTTCTTCACACTTTTTTATTTCTTTTAGTGCTTCAAATATGGAATCCTTTTCTTTATCATAATTCTGAAGATTTAATTTATTTAAAGAAATCTTAATTGAACTTAAAATCTTCTCTACTCCCGTTTTTTCGTTCATTACTGTTTTCTTAAATTCTACTGGTGGTTTTGCTTTTTCCCATAGATCATTTTTATTTTCTCCTCTAGGTCTCCTTTGGTTTCTTTTAGGTTCTCCTTGTTGAATACCCAGTTTTGAAGATAAAAAATCTATTTTTTCTTTAATACCATCAGGTAAAACATAATCAGTAATTACACACGTTTCAAAATCTTCTAAACTGAATCTCATTACTTATCTAATAAACCGCGTCATTTTTAAATGTTTTTACAATAAATATAATTACACAATCCATATAAACATAATTATACAAATATCATATATTATGGATAACGATGATAATATAATTATAAAAGAATGGAGTGAATTAAATTTAAAAGATAATCTGTTAAGAGGAATATATGCATATGGTTTTGAACAACCAAGTGAAATACAAAAAAAAGCTATTTTACCTATTATTAATAAGAGAGATGTTATTGCTCAAGCACAATCAGGGTCTGGTAAAACAGGCACCTTTTCTATTAGTTCCCTACAACGTGTTGATACAACAAAAAATAACACACAAATTATTATACTAGCTACTACTCATGAACTTGCTTTACAGATATATAAAGTATTGACTAGTTTGGGTTCTTTTATTGATGGTCTTGTGGTTAAAACACTCATTGGCGGAACATCAGTTCAAGAAGATATTAGACAAATTCATAATAAAACTCCGCATATTGTTATTGGAACTATTGGACGCACTATTGATATGATAAGAAAAAAAATTATATATGTTGATTCTCTTGATTTACTTATTTTAGATGAAGCTGATGAAATGTTATCTGGAACATTTAAAGATAATATTCAGGCTATTATTCAGAAATGTTCAAATGAAACAAACATATGTATTTTTAGTGCTACTCTTCCTGATTATATTTTGCAACTAACAGATAAATTTATGAATGACCCTTACAAAATCATTGTAAAAAAAGAAGAACTCACATTAGAATGTATTCAACAATATTATATTGCATTAGAAAACGACAATGATAAATATAATACATTAAAACAACTATTTGAATTTCTCACAGTTACACAATGCATTGTCTTTGTCAATGGTGTAAATAGAGTAACTGATTTGTTTGATGCTTTTTCTAAGGAAGGCTTTACCGTATGTTGTATGCATAGTAATATGTCAAAAGATGATAGAAAGAAAACATTAGAACAATTTAGAGGAGGTAAATTTAGATTATTATTATCATCTGACTTAACTGCAAGAGGAATTGATGTGCAACAAGTTGAAACTGTAATTAATTTTGACATTCCTAGAAGTGTCCATACATATTTACATAGAATCGGTAGAGGAGGACGATGGGGGCGCAAAGGAGTTGCTATCAATCTAATTACTAGAAGAGACATTAATCAAATGAGGTATATTGAAAACCACTACAAAATATCTATTAAAGAATTTCAAGGAAAACTTGAATCTTAATTCGTTTAACAAATATTTATTTATTATTAGAATAATCTAATAATGAATAATTATCTTACAAAATTATCAGAAGAAATAAAACAAAAAATTAGTGCAATACTTAATCCACAAAAAGGAAATCCTATTGATTTAGATATATATTCTAATTTTAAATTACCCATTTTCTATTTAGACAATAAATGCCATGTTATTGACTCTGGATTATCTAATGATTTAGAACTTACACCTAGCACTGTCAATCCAGATAATGAAGAAGCACAAAGTATATACGAATCTTTTTTACAACCACAACATGTTTTTGGAAAAAATATTATGGAAAAATGGAAACATAATTTCACCTCTGATGTTGATTTTATTCATGATAGCAAACATATTATTACTAATTTACACAATCATTGTCATACTTTTAATTCTGCACCTATCAAGTGTGAAAAAATTATTAATATATGGAAACACTTAAAACAAGATGATTATTTTTTGCAAAAATATCATTACATGGACTGGGAAATGCTCAAACATTTAAATCATTCTAAAAACTTTTTACAAGCCACTTCTACATTACAAATCTTTTCACCTGTTGTCAGTTTAATGTTACCCATTCTATTATTTATTTTTCCTTTTATTTTATTAAAGATCAAAAATGTTCCTATTACTATGTCTGAATATTTATTTTTACTAAAAAAAATTGCGAAAAATCACTTCTTCGCTGTTCTAATTAACAGCTTTGAAAACTTTTCCATTACTAATTTTATATATTTATTAGTTTCCTTTGGATTCTTTCTATTTCAGATTTATCAAAACATATCCACATGCAAACGATTCTACAACAATATTAAAAATATTAACACTGAAATTACTGATTTACAGCAATATTTACAACATTCAATTGACAGTATAGAATCTTTTAATACACTATCAGCTTCTATGAAAACATATCAACCTTTTTGTCAAGAAAATAAAAAACATCTAGAAAATCTTTATTCTATGAAACAAATTGTAGACACTATTACACCATTTAAACATAGTTTTAATAAGTTTGTCAATATGGGACAACTACTGAAAGTATATTATATTTTATATGAAAACAGAGAATATGCTGAAACATTTAAATACTCTATTGGATTTGAAGGATATATGGATAATCTAAGAGGCATTTACATGAACTATAAGAGCGATAATATTGGTTTATATCAATCTAATAAAAAGAGTAAAATTACAAAACAATATTATCCTATTATACAAAGTGAAACCCTTATTAAAAACGATTGTGAGATCAAAAAGAATATGATTATATCATCTCCTAATAAATCTGGTAAAACTACTTTTTTGAAAACCACACTTATTAATATCATATTAACGCAACAATGCGGTTTAGGATTTTATAAAGAAGCTTCTTTTACACCATACACTCATTTGCATTGCTATTTGAATATTCCAGATACTTCTGGTAGAGACAGCCTTTTCCAAGCTGAATCTAGAAGATGTAAGGATATATTAGATAAAATACAAACTGAAAATGATAATGAAAGACATTTCTGTATCTTTGATGAACTTTACTCTGGAACAAATCCTGATGAAGCTACAAAAGCAGGTATTGCCTTCTTGAAATATCTTGAGAATTATAAACATGTTGATTTTATTTTAACAACACATTACTTAAATGTATGTAAAAACTTTTCAAAGTCAAAACATACTAGTAATTATAAAATGGATGTTTCTGTAAATGAAGATGGAACATTTAATTATCATTATAACATTAAAAAAGGTATTTCTAAAATAAAAGGTGCTACAAGGGTTCTTAAAGATATGAATTATCCAAAAGAAATTATTGATTCAATTGAGAATTTATAAATCTTTTATACCTGTCTTCATCTTCTAGTCTTTGCTTTTCTAAAAAGATTTCTTGTTTACGCTTCATAATCATGGAATCCATTTCTATCACCTTTTGTGCTTTTACAATTGTATTTTCATATCTTAATCTTTTTGGTAACTTCGCTTGCTCTGCTTTATAATCTTCTATATCCTTTTCATGTTGTTCTATCATAACTGAATGAAGTCTCTTATCTACATTTGTTAAATCTAAATCCATAATACCATTATAACCTGGAACAATAAAACTCATAATATAAAATACAATATATTTTTATATTATGTCAATTTTTTACTCTTTTGTTGGGGGAACTGGAGGTGTATCTGACTTTGCTGCTTCTTCTTGTGCCTTTGCTGCCTCTGATACTTGCTGAATCAATTTCATAAAACTGGTGTAAATGGTTCCTACTGTTACCAACTCCATTGGCTCATACTTTCCTCTTTTAATAGCAGTATCCATCAAAATCTTCAAATCAATTAAGGTATTAATCTTAATATCAACAGTTGCTTCTTCACCGCTTTCTAGAGATGCTAGACTGGCCTTGAAACTATCAAAGGTCTTACTAACCAAGCTTGCCTCCTCTGATGTCACAGTAAATGTTGCTCTTCTAATAGCCAAATCTACCAAGGTTGACACATTTGTAAGCAAAACTACAACAGGATTCTTCTCCTCTTTCAATACATTTTTTACATCTTCATCACTTACTGGCTGCTGAACCATTTCTGTCTTCACGTTTTCTTTATCAGAACTCATTATAATGTCTATAATGTATTGTCTTTAATCTTTTTTCATAATAAATATTTAAATACTATTAATTATAACTACAAATGAATATTATTCAAACTTGGAAATCAAGAGAACTTCCTTCACATTATATTCCTTTTTATGAAAATCTTATGAAACATAAAAATAATTGGAATTACCTATTTTTTGATGACAATGATATTGTTGAATTTATAAAAACTAAAATGCCTACATACTATGATTTTTTCAAAAATTTACAATTTAAAATACAACAAATTGATTTCTTTCGCTACTTAGTAATTTATTATTATGGAGGTCTTTACCTTGATTTGGATGTATTTATTGATTCGGATTTACATGACTTACGGTTATATGATTGTGCTTTTCCTATAGAATTAAAAAATATTAATGATACTCTTTTAGTAAATAAAAATCAGAACTTTTTAATCGGTAATTATGCATTTTACGCAAAACCAAGACATCCGTTTATTAAATCTATTATTGACCATATTACTAATCCAAAAATTACTATTCAAGATATTGAATTAGGCTGTAAACATAATAATGATCCTTCAGAACAAGTTTTCGTTTATTATACTACTGGACCTATATTGGTATCATATACTTATTCAAATTATGCAGACAAAAACTCTATTACATTACTACAAACTGAACCTTTTAAAGATAATTGTTTTGGTAAATATGGTTCTCATAAAATGTATGGCTCATGGAAAACAAATAATGTAAAAGATATATTATCTTAATATTATATAAAAAATATCTATTTTATTATATAATGCTATTGTTTCTTTTTATTATTATACTAGGATTATCGAGTCCTTTTAAACCTAATAAAATAAAATACTCTTTAGATAAACTACATGCTTTAAAAAAGCCAAATTTAAAAAGATTTGAAGACATGGATAACTTTGAAAAATTTGAGAAATTCTCAGAAGAACGAAACTTAGAAATGCAGAATTATTATTTGTATAAAATTTACAATCAATTAAATAATATTACCGAACCTATATATATTTTAGATGTTGACCTTGAGAATATGATTTCCACTATGGATACAAATATGATTCAAAATGTTCTCAAAGACATTCCAAAAAGACCTGAAACAAAAGAAGAAATAGTAGATGATAGTTTTGAAGGATATTTACAAAAAGAATTTAACACTATACCTAAGGAAGAAAAAGACTTAATTAATTTTAAAGAATTTTATATTTGGAGACAAAAAGCCGGAATTGTTCTGACTGAAGATGAAGTTCTTTTTTTTTATAATCTTGTTGTTGGTGAAGAACAATTATGCGATGTAATGCAATTCATTGCAATTAATCATCTTATTGATGAAAGTGATGCTCCTCTATATTAATTTTTCTTCTTACAAATTATGATTTTTTCATCAGTGTCCCTATGCTTTGTTACATGAACATTTTTATTTAACAAAGACTGCACACTTATTTTATTGAAATATTCTCTTACATATTTCTTAGTATCTTTTACTAACTCGTAATACCCTTCTGTATTCTCAGAACCATAATCAGATATTATGTAACACAGCGTTCCATTTTTTTGCAATACAAAATTACATAATTCTACTGTTGGTTTCCAATATTTCTCTAGCCAATCTTCATAGTTTTCATAGTTCTCAATACTTTGGTCTTTGCTCTTATATTTCTCTAACTTAAAATAGGGAGGACTGAAAAATACTACATCAAAGTAGTTTTTATATTTATTTTGAAAACTTTTGTATTTTAATAATTGCTCTGATGGCTTGCAATATATCTTACTTTTTACATTACGATATTGCTTACACAATTCTTCTGTTTTTTTACATACGGATGGAATTACATCTGTTCCTACATATTCTTCTACATCCAAACATTCTAAAAATCCATATGCATAAGAACTCCATCCTAATGTAGGTGTAAATATTTTTTTTCCATGTAACAGTGTTTTATTCAAAGAATATACCAAATATGGATTCATAATAGAAGCTCTAAAATAAAATGATGATAACACTGAACCAAATCTTCTTTTTTTTATAAAATCTATTGCACTCTTCGTAAGTATTTTATAATCTATAATATATTTATTTAATAATTCATCTAATACAGTCAAATAAGAAGGAATATTCGTAAATCCAGAACTTGTATTACCCATTATTTCTTCAAAATGCAAATTTCTAATCAAATTTTTATAATTTATATTTTGATTATTACTAAGTTCTCCTTTTTTCATAGGGTTCTCAAAACTTAGATCTCCATAACTATGTTTGATTTCTAAAGAGGTGTTATAGAAGTTTTTCAAATATGTATTTTTTTCTTTAATCACTAAATAGAGAACATGAATATCATCTTTTGATAAATTCTTTCTTTTTTTATAAGAATCTAATTCTTCTAGGTTCTCATTAATTCTTACTCTAGCCTTACTATAGAATGTATTAAAAGAAATATTATCACTCTTAAATCGTTTTAAAAAACCATCTAAATGTATAAAATCCATTTAATATATACCTATAAAATAAAAATACAAAAAAATAAAAAAAAAGTACGATCGATTTTTTGAAAATGGACATTTTTAAAATGTCCAAAATGAGATTTTTGAAAATAGTTTTTTTGTATTTTTTTGAAAAAAGTGGTTTTGCCTGAAAACCCTGCAAATACGAAAAAAATAATTTTTGTTTGTTACTGACATTTTTTTCCATTTTTTTGAAAAATCTGAAAAAAAAAATTTTTGCGAGAAATTTGTTGCCAAATGTTGCCATTTTTGTTGAAAATTGGCAACACAAAAAACGCAAAAATAAATAATGCAAAATTTGTTATCTAAAATATTTGAATTACAAAAATTATTATGCAAATTTTTCGCTGCAGGATTTTTTTTTGCGAGAAATGGCGAGAAATTTTAAAAATATTTGAAAAAAAAATTTTCTGGTAATAATTATTACGACTACCTAAAAAAATAATGCAACTTTTTCGCTGCATACCAAAAAATAAAAGTCACATATGACTTTTCTAATTGATATAAAGAAATTTGGTAGTTTTGATATAAAGAAATCAAAATTATTTTACAGAAAAATTTTAAAAAATGAAATTTAAAATTTTATAAATGAATAATATTATATATTAATAATTTAAGATGAGTAAAGATTATATAAAAGTTCAAGGAGATCCAGTAGCTCGTTATCTTGATAATGCAGAAGGAATGCCTGATATTCCTATAGGAACTATTAGAAATGATAGACTAGAAGATTGTCCTGCTGAAGGTAGGTTTATAGAAAAAATATTTGTGCAAAATAGTCAGTGTCCTATTTGCAAAAATCCTTTAGCAGGTCCATATGCAGTTTCAAGAGCAAGACCAGCAGGAAATGTACAAAGAAGATCAAGTGCAATATATCAATTAGGATGTGGTCATAGATTTCATGCAGGTTGTTTATTAGACCATTTAAATCAAACTCAAACATTTGTGACTATAGATGCAAATGGTAACCAAACTGAATCAAGGGTTCCAATAAGTAATATTATGATGCATGCTGTTAGTAGCAGTGAAGGAGGAATTACATGTCCTCATCCAACCTGTAATAAAATATGTTATACAGGAGATGTGATTATGACAATTGAATTTTTTATTGGAGAAGAGCGCGAAAGAGTGCCTCCTGGACATTATGATAATGTAAGGCAATATGATACTAGAGAATATACCGGTTCAGACCCACCATCAGAAGATGCTTGTTGCCCAATATCAGGAGGTAAAAGAAAAACAAAAAATAAAATAAAGAAAAAGAAACGAACAAAAAAGAAAACTAAAAAAATAAAGAAAAAGTTAAACAAAACAAAGCGTAAAAATTCTAAAAAGTAATATTATATTATAGTAATATAATATAACATGAATGTAATAAAATTTCCTGAAGCTACTTATTCTAACGACAATGATAAAGTTCCCTTAGAAGCTCAATTAATAAGTGATGAACAACAAGACAGTGAAGATGTTGTAGAAGGAGAAAGAGTTGAAAGAATTGATAATTTCTCAGTATTGGTTGTCCCAAAAAAAAATGTAGATGAGGACGTGTGCTCTATATGTGGTCACATGTTAAAAGAACCATATAATGATGGGTTAGTCTCTTTAGGAAATGTGAAAAGAAGAAAGAGTGCAGTATTAAAATTAATTTGTGGTCATATTTTTCATTTAGGTTGTTTATTAGATTATTTTTATAATCTTGAAACTATTGAAAATATAAACAACCTTCCACATGGAGTAAAAGGAACAGTTGTAAAAAAAAAAGGAACACTTCTGATAAAAGATAAACCTGAAGATAGCGCAACATTTTTTGATTCAATTCTATGTCCTACGTCAGAGTGTTACGAATTAAGTATTCCAAGGATATTAAAAAATAAAATGTTAGATTTTATAGGTGATGAAGAAGATAAAATAACACCACTAAAAGAGTGGGAGAAGATTGATAGACCACCTTATACTCACCCACCATGTTTTGGTATTAATTGCACAATTGCAGGAAGTAAAAGAAAGATGAAAAAAGTCAAAAAGTCTAAACGAACAAAAAAGAAAACTAAAAAAATAAAGAAAAAGTTAAACAAAACAAAGCGTAAAAATTCTAAAAAGTAATATCATTATAATGTTTTATTAATTCTTGTTTAGATATAGACCTAGGTCCAACAGTGTCATTTTTAGATGCAAATTCTATAGTATTTAATGTTTGAAACAAGGTGTCTGATATTTTTTTATCAAATTTGATAAAATAATGTGATTGTGGAGATTTATTAGAAATATCTTCGTTATAAATGCGTCCAGCATATACACCAACTCTACGAAAGGCAATATCAGGATTATCTGTAATGCTAACAAAAGAATAATTTTTTGGAGTAAGAACAACTTCAACCTCTCTATTTACATTTTTCTTTTCCCATATTTGAAATACACAGGGGACATTATATGATTCATTATTTACCATGAAAGCATTATCTTGTATATTTTCTTCAAAAATCAAATGAAAATGTAACGGAAAGCATTTTTGCATACTACTTTTTTTAAAACTTCTTGGTAAGATAAATGAGATAGAATTAGCAAATTCACAAGATTTTTTTATAAATTTAATTGCAAGTGAGGACTGGCGGCCAAATGGTGGATTTCCTACAACATGAATTTTATTGTAGTTTGTAATAATATTTGTTGTATCTAATAATAAATAATCTTGTTTTATAATACTTGAGTTTTCAGGTTCTATATCATAAAATAAACAATTAGATGAAAGGGATAATAGTTCAGTTATAAAAGAGCCGTTACCAGCACTGGGTTCAATAAATAGGTCATCTTTATTTACTTGAATATGTTGTTTTATATGTTGAATACATGTTATAACAATATTTTGATTTGTATAGTATTTATCTATAGTATCTCTATTTAATCCAGTAGTTTGAGTATTTTTTGACATAATAATATTTAAACTAGATTTATGATTATATCAATTTTTCTTTATGATCTAATTTTGTGATAATATCTTAGAACTATATATATGGAAGAATTCCAAAAAGTAGAGGTTCAAGAACCTAAAGAAAAAAAGGAAGAAACAAAACAAGCTTTAGATAAATATAAGAATAAGAATGCAGTAAATGATACATTTTATATTACTTATGCATTTTTAATGACAACAGCAACCATAACATTTATTGAAGCTATTCGCACAAAAGATATGAAAATTAGAAATATTTTAAATCTGGAAACATGTATTTCAGTCGTAGCAGCTTTTTTCTATGGTAAATTTGTTCATTCGCTAGAAAATGACGAAGAAATCAATTATGAAAAGATTAATGATACTCGTTATACAGATTGGGCAATAACAACGCCTATTATGTTATTAGTATTGGTTCTTGCTTTATTATACAATAATAAATCTGGAGCTATGAAGTTTTCATCATATTTAATTATTTTGGTGTTGAATTATGGAATGTTAGGTATGGGATATATTGGAGAACTAGGAATGATGTCAAAGACAAATTCTAATATATTAGGATTTGGCTTCTTTGCAGCAATGTATGGTTTCATTTATTATAAATACTTGCATAAGAAGTTTAATTTTGATAACACAATATTATTCTGGGCATTTGTAATCCTTTGGGCGTTGTATGGTGTTGTTTATATGATGGATGAAGTAACTAAAAATGTGTCTTATAACATATTAGACTTATTATCAAAATGCTTCGTAGGCATTTTCTTCTGGGCTTATTATGCTAAGGTATTTACACTTTAATTATTAATTTATATTTGCATTAAATATAAATTAAAGAAATGAAATAAAAAATATAATTTATAGTTGTTAATGGTAATACAACTTTTTACAATTGCAATAACATATATTATTTCTTTCGGAATAGGATTAACAATAAATGTGATATTTCAAAATCATCATAATCATCAA